GGGCCGATATTCCAGGCGCGGCTGCATCAGCCGAAAGGTGTCGCGCAGGGTCGCGCCCTGCACGATGTGCAGATCGAGTATGGCGGGTTGCATGGAAAGCTCCGGACGTAAAAAAGCCCACCGGAGTGGGCTGACTGGGCGTGGCCTATACCGCTGGCGGCGCTAGCGCGAGTTCCTGCCATTGCCATGTCTCGCCGCCGGGATTGATCGTGATCCACACGCGATACCCCGTCTCAGTGCCGGACCGGGAGGTGCAGATGACGCCGCGCTCGGGCGCCGGCTCGGGCGGCTCGCCCTGCGTCGTCATATACCCCAGAGCGTCGGAAGGTATCTGCACCCAGAGATAATCGCCGCTACAGAGGTAATGGTTACCGTCGTTGTCGATGCAGTGGGCACCGGGCGCTGCCATGAAATCCGGCGCGCCCTCCGAAAAGTAAACGTGTTGTACTGGATCCATCATCACACTCCCATGGTCAGGTAGTTGCCGTCGGCATCGACGAGCGCGTTGCCATCGTTATCGGTAAGGGCGCCATCCGGGATGCCGCCACCCTCAAGGGCCGCAACCCTGTCTCTCAGGCTGGTGACCTCATTCTCCAACTGCACGATTCGGCTCATCAGCGCATTCAACTGCCCGGCTGTGACGTCGCAATAAATCACGCTGCCGGCGGGCCAGGGCTGGTCCGCGGTGCCCTCCCGCGCGCGGGTGAGCGTCGCGGCGCCGGAGGCGACTGTTGCGTCGACGATCTCCCAGCGGGTTGCGCCGCTGGCGGCATCGGCCAGGGTCAAGCGGTATTCACCGTTGGGTAAATCCAGCGGGCACGAGCTAGCGCCTTGCTCCAGGGTGATTTCCCGGAGCCAGTTGTTTATGAAGTTCATGGTTTCTATACCCAGGTGAAGGTCGCGCCGCCGAGCCTCTGGCGCTCTACTTCCCCGGATACAGGGTTATAAGCTCCGTTGGCGAACGTGCGGTGGTAATTCCAGAGGTTGATGTCGAAATCAGGGGCGTTGCGGTTGTGTCCGGGGATCAGGTTGCCCGTGGCAACAGCCCCTCCGTCGACGCCGGCCGGCGTGATGGCTGGGCCAACGGCGTAGCCGAAAAAACCATCCGACGACTGCTGCATCACGGATGACAGGACCTTGTTACTGGACCGATGGAGCGCGTGAATCCTGAACGTATATCTGCCGCTGCCGATGACGAACGCCAGAGGGGCGCCATCGTGGGTTTGCCCGGCCGTCCCGTAGAACAGCTCGCCTCGAGGGTCGCTTCCTGATACCGGGAGATTCCCCTGCGTTTCGGTCTTCTCGACTGATGAAAATCGAGAGGTGTAAGTCGTTGACTCAGGACTCTTGTCCTCGACGTGGCTGGCAGAAAAAAACGTTTGGTACGCATCGGAACCAAACCTCACTTGCGCCTCGTATTGGTACTCCCGAACGTAGGGGCTCCACCATTGCTGCACATCGGTTCGCTCAGTGGGCGCACTGACTGCCACTGACTTGGTGGTTGAGACTTTAAGCCACACAACTTCGGCCACCCCTTCAGGCGTGTACCATGCCGATGCCGCAACCTCACGCGAGGCCGTTGCGGTGGAAGTCCCGGTCACACTGGACATGCCCACTTTCCAGGGGCCTTCACCCCCTTCCGATGGCGATGTATATGGAGGAGTTGGCGGCTCTGATGCGCCCGCCTCTACCCAGGGACTGGTCCCGTTTTCCCGAGTCAGCCACAGCGTTTCTTGACTCAGCTCCCCGCCATCCTGCCCTGTAACGTCACGCCCCTGGCGGCAGTCCTCGAAAGTGGCCAGCACACGCGCGGACATCGAGTCGAAGTCCTCGGAGAAGGCTACCTCGATGATCACCCCTAGCCCCTCGTCCGGCGTCACCTCCACCCGTATTGCGTAGGGGTAGGTTGGGTATGACTCGGTAAACTGCAGCGCAATTATCCAGCGGCGCCCGTCCGGCGTAACGTCCAACAGCCGTTGGATGGAGTACTTTTCGACCAGGCCCCCTAGTTCAGCGGCGGTCAGATGCACTTCCATTTGCGGGCTGGGGTATGCATGGACATTGGCGCGCACTCTAACCGCCCGACCTCCCGCCGCCGGGTAGTTGGTGACGCTGATTACAGGGGTGTTGAATCCGGCGCTGGTCCGAACACGGCGAACGACTTCCGTTGCCCCCCATACATGCAGCCCCGACGTGGGCGAAATGAATTCAGCGGAGCCGATAAAGGTGTTCCACAGACTCGCCTCAGGATCGTCCGGCTGCATGGCCGGCTCTGGCAGGCCAAGGTCGACCAGGTAGGTGTTCGAGCCGATCTGCGCCCGAAACATGTCAGAGAAAACCCGCCGACCACTGGGCAGCTGCACATACGAAGGGCCATCGATTGGCGCAACGAACAAGCCATGCCATGGAAACCCGAACGAAGCCAACTCCTCATTGGCCGCAAAGTCAGGAATTGACATTGCTGAACTCCATCACTACCTGAGCGCCGTTGGCGTCAGTCATGGTTACCTTCTTCGCCACGCGCACCTCGAAAAACACCGCTCCGTCCGTTGAGGGCCGCAACACGGTCGGATGGTATTCGCGGGAATTCGGAACCTCGATCAGCGGACTGGCGATGCCGCCCCCGGTGTTGCTGCTGGCCGGCGCCTGGTACACACCACTGCCCCGCCGTGCCGGCACGCCGCCGACCGGATCGACCGTGCGCAGGGTTTTGCGATTGGCGGGCGGGTTGGCCAGGCTGTTGATGTCATCGACCACCTGCTTGCCACGCCGGCGCTCTTCCATTGCCGCCCCGCCAGCACGCCGGCTGGCCTCCATCGCGGCGCCACTGGCGCGACGGGACGCCTCCATGGCCGCACCAGAGGCGCGGCGGCTGGCTTCGTTACTCATCGCCATGTCATAGCTCCAGCAGATCGTTGGGGATACCGACGCGGTAGATCGCTTCGGCGCTGGCGGTGCGTTCGTCGCGGTACTCGGCCGGGATGTCGCGCGACTCCAGGTCGAAGCGCCGCGGGTAGTGCTCTGCGGGCTCGTTGTCGTTGACCGAGTAGTTACCAGAGAAGCCCATGCGATCCTCGTCGTAGGGGCCAATCGGGAAGCCGGTATAGGGGTCGAACTGGCGACCGCCCAGCTGTGTTGGCAGCTCACCACCCAAGCCCCTGAGCGGCGACAGGCTCGTGTCAGGCGCACCCGGCACCACCAGCGGGTCACTGATACCGCCGCCGCGCATCACGGCGATGCTCAGCGTGGTCACCGCTTCGCCCGAAGCCAGGTCGAAACTGTCGCGGATGCGCCGGCACTTGCCGGTTGCGCGGGCGCCCTGATCATCAAGCGACAGCGTGTGCGTCAGATCGATGCCGAGCGCCAGACTGGCAGGTACGGCCCAGCTGACGGTCGTGCCACGGTGCGCGGCGACGATCTCTGTCTGGCCTCGATGCAGCAGGCACCGAAGTGCAGCAACGCGCCGCGCCTCGTCGGATAAGTCGCCCGGCTCAGCGTTTCGATCTGTAGCCAAAGAGCCTGCCCACTCGTCTGCGCGGGCACTCTCGATCTCGAAGCTCGCGCTGTCCCGACTGACTCGCTGCGTGTCCGGGTTTTCGCCTTCGGCAGTGGTGAGCGTGAGGGTGTACGACTCGGTCACGGTCTGTGTCCAGCGCCGGCCACCGGATGCGGTCGCACTCAGCCACAAGCCCTCAACAGTGTTGACCCATGGCGAGCCATCGCCGCAGGGGTCGCTCATGCTCAACGGCAGCTGGAAACCACCCACGCGGCCGATCATCGTCAGGCCGGCGCCGGTGACTGCATCCTCGATCATGCTGGTATCAGGCAGCTCGGTGGACCACACGCGCCAGCCGCAGAACCCACCAACGGCGCCCTGTGCGTGCGGGTGCGACCAGCTGTAGCTCTCGATCAGCTGCTGCAGTCGCGGATAGCGGTAGCTGACCTCGATCTCGACCCGGTTGGTGATGCTGCCGAGCTCGGCCAGCTCCACTTCGACCGACTGGTAGAGCGTGGTACCCGGGCCGAACACGAAGTGCGGCGCCTGGGCATACCAGCTGGTGACGCGCAGCGCGCCCGATGGCGAGCAGTCCAGGCTGGCCGCCCGGGTGCTCATGCGCTCCAGCGCATAGTCCCAATGGCTGCGCCCGGTCGTTGGCTCGTACAGGTCCGCAGACCAGTAACCACCCACCAACGCATCGATCGACGCGATGGACATGGCCTCGCCACGATATTGCAGCTGGTCGCTGCATTCGCAGCTGAGCAGGCGCGTGATGGGGTTCCAGGCCGGGCTGCTGATCTGGCCGGTAAAGCGCCGGGTTTCGGTGGTTTCGCCGGCCGACGTGCTGATGTAATCCAGCGTGACGGCGCGGCCGATCCAGTCCGTGGGCACTACCGGCACACCCGGCGCCATGAACAGCGCGAACCCGGCGATGCCAGCGGCGCCCTCCTCCCGGTCCACGGTAACGGTGCCGGTGAGCTGGGCGGTGACGTCTGTCCCGGCCACCAGCACACGCAGCGCCCACACAAAGGCCTGGCCACGCACCACAAATTCAGGCTCGACCGCACCGCCTGGCAGGCTGTTGAGCGGGCCAGAGTTGAGTGGCGATCCATTGAGCATCAGGCTTCTTCCCAGTTGAGCGACCAGCCGTGGGTGGCGGTACCGGCGCTTTGCGTTTCCGAAGGCTGCTCGGCGAACACCGAGAACACCGGCATGTAGCAGGCCTGGTACAGCGTGGCACCAGGCACAGGCGCAATGGTCACCACCCCCTCCTCATAACTGCAGGGCACGGTTACCCATTCCCCGCCTACCAGGGCCTGCGCCCAGGGCGCCACGTCCGGGCGCGGCGTACCCAGCAGCGCGAAAGCCTGGCCTTCGCCGACGAGGCTCACGGTCTTGGTGCTGCGCAACTCCAGCGGCTGCGAGTAGTCCAGCCCGGCCAGCCCGGGCGGCATCCAGCCAGAGCCGGAAATGCTGCCGGCCGAGCGCTGCCAGTGCTGCATCTTCACGCCTGCACCGTCGCTCATGCGCAGCACGGTCGAGCCGCCGATGGGCCCGATGCTTTCCTCAGGCGCACCGGCGTGCAGCACGATCGGCACGCCGCCGAGCATGATTCGTGGTTTGGGCATTCAGGGCTCCAGAAACAAGAAGCCCCGCGAGTGCGGGGCTGATTCAACCGCTGCGGTGCGTACGGCCGAACTTACGCGCGGCCAACCGCAGCGGGTCGACCTGGCTTTGGTTGACGAACACCTGGAACGACTCGCCGCCCAGGTTGAAGTCCACCGATCCCAGGTGAGGCATCGACGGCCCCGCCGCTGCATCCAGCAGCGCCTGGCTCGGCGCCGGCACGTTCGGGGCAAAGCGCGGCATCGGCACCACCGGCCCGCCGTTGGCGTAGCCGCGGCGCTGGATTTGTTCCAGCGTGGCGCGGAAGCCGTTGCGGCGGATGCGCTCGAGGAAAGGCAGCGCCCCCGGCTCGCGCACGACTTCCTGCGGCTGCACGTGCTCGCCGGCGTGCACGATACCGGCCGGCTGGTATTTGCCGCCGGGGCCGGTGTATCCGCCGTAGGCGAAGCCATCAGGCGTTACCGCGCCTGGCAATGCGGAATCGCCGCCAAAACGCACTGGCACGACAGCCATCTTCGCCCAGGTCGCAACGAAGTCCATGATCTGCTGAGTGATCCCGGCGACTGACTGCTCATCAACCGCAGCAGTCACCTCAACCGGCGGCGATTCAGCCTCGATCGATACGGGAGCGATGGCCGCCTCGACGACAGGCTTTTCGCCTTCAGGAAAAACGACTTCCTTCAGCACAAAATCTGCCGGCAATCTTGGAGTTTCGTTGAGCAGCACATAGCAATCTTCGTCTTTGGACCCTGGCACG